ACATTCCCTGTGCCTTGCGTAATTGTTGTAACCTTAAATGAACCATCGTTGGCAGTTGATCCTGTAAGTCCCGCGCCGATTGTAATTGTTCGAGTATTTGGATAGCGCAAAATGACAATACCTGAACCGCCTGCATAACCTGTTGAGTCACGGCCACCACCACCGCCACCACCTGTGTTGGCAGTTCCTGTTGTTCCTGCGACTGATGGGCTTGCAGACTTAAATCCGTTACCGCCACCGCCGTTGCCACCTGTGCCAGCGTTGCTTATTGCACCACCGCCACCACCGCCTGCATAGAATGTTGAACTGCCTGAAATGCTATATGAGCGACCAACGCCGCCATGAGGTAATCCACCCGCAGATGTTCCAGTTGTACCAACTGCGCCAGCACCACCACCACCACCGCCAGGGTATTGCGGATCCCATTTAGCATTACCACCAGCGAATCCATAACCAGTAGCACCACCCGAATTTCCTTGTGTAGCTGCACCACCTGCGCCATCGACTGAAACGCTTACTGGGCCACCACCACCGCCTGAACCGCCTGATGCACCAGTTCCACTAGCCGCACCACCACCACCGCCTAATGCAGTAATAGTGTCAAATACGCTATTGACTCCTGCGCCACCAGTTACTCCACCCGCAGGTGCGCCACCTGCTCCACCCGCGCCGACTGTTACTGTGTAATTAGTATTAAAATTTAATGTTCTTCCTGTTTGATAAAGAAGTCCACCAGCACCACCGCCGCCATAACCACCACCACCTGAACCGCCTGCAACCACTAATACATCCAAAGACAAAGTTCTCGGATAATTTTGTGATGCCACAATTCCTAAAATTAAATTTGGAGACATTACGAAATATCGCCTAAAACTGTGAAGGTATCGCTAGCCGTGCAGATAATTGTGCAGGCAGAATAACGGGCGCGCAGGGTTGGCGCAGATGCAGTTGCACCTGTCGATGTAATTGTGACCCCAGCGCCTTGTGCCAAGCTAGTTAAGCCGACACCGATTGATTGAAGATTGATGATGTTACCCGCTGCAAATACTGATGGTGGCACTGTAACTGTCACAGCTGATGCATTTGATGTGGTCACTAGCTTGCCCAAGTCTGCCGCTACCAGTGTGTAGGTAGTGCCAGTCTGTGCATTAAATGAAAGTGTGGTGTCATCCTGTTCAGTCCAGGTAAAGTCTAAATCTGTGCCTGATGCCTTTGATAGCACCTGGCCAGTAGTGCCACCTTTGAGATCAACGAATGATGTGTCAGGCCCACCTAAAGCGGTGCGAATTGCGGCTGCGCCATCTTTAACCAGGTCGGTGTCCGAAGGTACTGTCCAGCCAAAGTTTGTTGTAGTAGTTGGCATTTCTTCTCCTTATGCCACGATAATGGCTTCATTCCAGTCAAGTGTAGAACTTATTGTGTTCCATGTCTCTGCGACACTTACATCATCCCATTGCATCGATTGCAAGCTGAACGCGGTAGGTGACACATTGAGTGTGAGGTCTAGGCGGTTATAGCCTGCCCTAAATGTCCAGCCTTCGACAAAGCCCTGGAAGCGACCATTTACCATATTCGCTGGCAAGTCGGTGATGTCTAGGGCTAAGCCCATAAATACATTCAGAAGTGAATCGCGGTCGCTGTCATCAAGTTCAGCATTGCCCAGGGTAAAGGTAATCGACTCGAATACATCTTGCGGGTAGGCTCGAATCCCTAAATAAAATTCTGCCTGGGCTTCGGCATCATAATCATGTTCTAGCGATGTGGCGATGTTTTCGGCCTGCGATCCATATTGGTCAATTGAGGATTGGTCTAAGGCTGATTCTTGCTGGCCGTTTTTGTAGGTGATGGTCACGCTATTGCGCAAATCCCCCAGGCGGCGAATAGTGCGAATCCCACGCGATAGGGCATGGTTGCCGCTTAGCATCGTGTAGCCATTGTCGGCCAAGTAAGTGCTGCGGTGGGTTGAATCTGCATAGCCGATTCGTCCTTGAGCATCTTCATATAGGTAGCCCAGCCCCGAAGTAGCCAAATCTGCCACAAGCGAATACATATCAGTGGTAGAGCTTGAACGCGCTGCCAACTCATAATTGCCAGGTTGGTCAATTTCGCCCAGCCCTGAATTCTCTGCATTTGCCCAGGTAGTAGTAGGGTCATAAGTTGCCCAGGTAAGCGCGGCAGGTACTTCAGCCCAGGTGTTGAATAATGATTCGCTTAGAATCGTGTAAATCTGATTGCCGTCAAAATCCTTTGATAGCACTCCATCAGTTAGAGTCTTAGGCAATTTGGACAAAGCGCCTAGAGCTGTAACGCGGATAGTCTCATTGATGCCGCCTGTGCCAGTGCTGGCCACCTCGACACTTGAATCGGTAATGAACCCACCGAATATGTCTACATATGTGCCAGTCGAATCTTTGACCTTAATTGATAGCCCATCATTGACATCAATGGTGATGGGGGTCAGATTCAGATTGATGATTTCGATGCTGGCATATCCTGCACGCGGCTGGCTGTAAATATCAGTGCGGCCGGAAACTACTGTCAAAGTCGAAAGCGTTAAATCTGTGTAATCAACGCCATTGATTTGTAGTTGCCATTCGGGTGTCCACTGGGTCATAGCTTGTACGCCTGCGCCCCTAGACCACCGCGATAATAGGAAGTGTTAATGACATCGACTACCGCACGCGCTACGCCTTCAGGATCACCAGCTACTCCGATGTTGATATTGGTAGTCATCCCTGAAAGTGGGTTGTATGGCGTGGTTGATGCCATTCCTGTTAATGGGTTATATGTCATGGTTGGTGATGCATAGCTGCTGGCCTTTGAGGCTGATGCAGCTGATGCAGCCACTGCCGCTGTGCCTGATGATGAACCGCTAACCGATGGCAATTTCATCGATGGCACTGATGGGATAGAAGGCGATGATACCGATGCGCTGGATACTGATGGGGTGTTGAGTGTTGGCTTGTTAATGGTTGGAATGTTAGGCAAGAGCGGCACTGCGTTATAGGCGCGGATAAGCGCATTGATTCCATCGATAGCGCCGCCGATAAGGCCATTGATTACCTTGATGACTCCAGCAATTACATCGATGACACCGCCTGCAATTTTGCCGACTACCTGAAGCGCCCCGCCTAATACTGTGCCGATAACTGGCGCAAGGTACTGGGCGATGTAGCCGCCAAATTCCTTAAATGTGTCCAGGTTATCGCCGATGGCATTTTTTACATATCCAAATGCTTTGAGTAATCCATTGATGATTGGCGTAAATACATTGACGATGATGTTGCCCAGGGTAGTGATTGCTCCACCGATGCCGCCTTTGTCTAGGCCAAAGCCGCTGGACATTGCATTGATTGCGGGCAGTGCAATTTGGTTGATGAACTTCATCAGCTTTTCCAGGATAGGCAAAAGCGCAAAGCCGATAGTCTCTTTGGCTTCATCGAAAGCGATTTGCATACGAGCGATTCGGCCTGCATAGGTGTCAGCATTTGCCGCAGCTGCGCCGCCAAATAAATCTGAAAGTCTGCCCTGCACATCGGTGAATGACATGGTCTTAAGTTCGGCAGCTGATAGGCCGATGCCTAGCCTGCCCAGGGATGTGGTGTTGCCGTCATAAGCCTTACCCAAAGCATTTGCAACGGCTTCAAGCGGCTTGCCTGTGGCAGTTGCGACATCGAGTGCAACCTTGAGCAAATTCTGCGCCTGGCTTACATCGCCAGTCGATCTTGCTAATCGTCCGAGTGCTGGGCGCAGCTCATCATCTGCCACGCCTGTGGCCAAAGATTGCTGCAAGATAAACTGTTCAGTGGCAGCGATTGCGCCCTCTGTAGCCCCTGTGGCGTTCTTTAACGCTAGGGCTAACTGTGTCTGTGCCTTCTCATCTTCGATGGCGGCTTTGACCCCATCCACGCCGATTTTGATGGCGTAAGCGCCAGCGGCTGCCGCAGCTGCGGCCAGGGCAGCGCCCACCACTTTGCCAGCCTTTGATACCTTATCGCCAAAAGTCTCGACATCATTTGTCGCGGCTTTCAGTGACTTGTTAAGGTTATCTACATCGCCCAGGATCGATAATTTGAGCGTTCTACTTCCTGCCATTAATCGAACCTCTTAACTATCTCGGAGAATCCTTCTTCCCACTTCTTCACGATTTCAGGCTGAATACTGCGCAAAGTTGGATATATCCACCATCCACGCGAACCGCGACCCTCACGACCACTCCATACTGGGAATTGCTTATACTTATTCGAGCCAAATTCTGCCCCGCCCCAAAGGTCACGAGT